GCAAGTTGTTGTAATACAACGTGATTGCTCAATTCTACAGTGATTTTACAGCGTTGCGCCGCTCTGGTGCAGGGCAATTCCCTCCCGCGCTGGGTGAGCAGGCAGGCACAGAGCACAGACCGTACTGGGTCACCCCTCCCCACCCCCACCACCTAGGGGGTAGCGGAAAAATGGGCGGCCGATGAAAAACGCACCTAGTATAGTATCCCCACACGTTCCAGACCACTCCCAAATACCCCCCCAGAAAAACAGCCACCCCATGATTGGATATCGTTTCCAAAAATAACACAACGAAAAATAAAAAATAGAGCAGTCTGGTATAGCACCAGAACGATTTTAGACGCATTGGCGTAAATCGTTCTGGTGCTTTTTTCATGCAGGAGGAATGTACGTGGCGCGGATGCGGCGAATGAAGCCGGAGCAGAAGAAAGACATTGTGTGGGACCCTGGGGAAGCCAACGCGAAGCAGCGGCTTTTCTACCTGTCACGCACCACCTACACGGCCTATGGCGGGGCGAAGGGCGGCGGGAAAACCCATGCTGTCCGAATCAAGGCCATAGGCGGGGCCATGACCAATCCGGGAATCCGGATTCTAATCATGCGCCGGACTTACCCGGAGCTGGAGGAAAACCACATCCGGCCTATCGTGAAGATGGTCCCGCCGCAGATCGCGTCCTACAACGCCACCACCCACCTGATGCAGTTTCAGAACGGGTCAACCATCAAGTTCGGCCACTGGTCCGGGGATGCCTCAGAGGACGAGTACAACGGCCTGGAATATGACTGGATTTTCATAGACGAGGCGACGCAGTTCAGCGAACGGGCGTTCAACTTCCTGGGCGGCTGCCTGCGCGGCGTCAATGCGTTCCCCAAGCGGATGTATTTGACCTGCAACCCCGGCGGCGTTGGACACCGCTGGGTGAAGCGGCTGTTCATCGACCGGCAGTTCAAGAGCAACGCAGACAACCCGGAGGAGAACGAGGACCCGGCAGATTACAGTTTCATTCCGGCCACGGTAGAGGACAACTACCACCTGATGCAGAGTTCCCCCGGCTATGTCCGGATGCTGGCGAATATGCCGGAGGATAAGCGCCGGGCGTACCGGTATGGCGATTGGGACGCCATCGGCGGAAACTACTTCCCGGAGTTCTCCGCAGCCACCCACGTTGTCGCCCCCTTCCAAGTGCCGGAGCACTGGATGCGCTACCGCAGCTTTGACTATGGCTTGGATATGTTCGCCTGCTTTTGGTGGGCGGTGGATGAGGACGGGCGGAGCTGGTGCGTGCGGGAGTTCTGTGAAAAGAACCTGATTGTCCAGGACGCGGCCAAGAAAATCCATGAAATGACCCTCCCCAGTGAGAACGTGGGCGCGACCTACGCGCCGCCGGATATCTGGTCCCGGCAAAAGGACACGGGCAAAACCATGGCGGAGATATTCATGCTCAACCAGGTTGCCCTGGTCAAAGCGGACAACAACCGGGTCCAGGGCCACATGATGATGAAGGAGGCCATGTCCCCCCGCCCCCTGCGGGACCCCTACGTTATGCAGATATTCCGGCGGACGGACGGGTCAGTGCCGGACAAGCTGCCGGGGCTGATGTTTTTTGACGTGTGCAAGGGCGCCATTGGGGATATTCAAGACATCCAGGCAGACGAGAAGAACCCCAACGACTGCGCCAAAGAGCCCCATGAAATTACCCACACAGTGGACGGTGTGCGCTACTACTGCGTCAGCCGGGTCCTCCCGGCGGAGGCCAAACCGGAGCGGGACGCGGAATGGGAAGATGAGGACAAGGACGGGCCGGAGGACTACGCCCACTTTATGTGCGGCGGGGAGATCACGGAAGGGTATATGAACTGAGAGGAGTGCTTGTTGTGCTGGAAATCTTATTTGCTTGTCTAGGCGTTTTGATCTTCGCCTGTATCCTTCTTGCGGTCCATATCAGCCACCTTGAGAAACAGGTAAACGATAATGTGCGGCTTTTGAAAGCTGTGGAGTCCCTGGCGGATGGGATATCTGCGCGATTAGAGAATATGAGCCTTGAGGTAAGTGCCCTGAAAAGAGACCTGGAGGGGAAAGACGCCGCATTCCAGGACGACCTCCGCTGCTTAGACAAACGGGTCCATGCGGCCACAGAGAGAATGTCCACCCTGGAGGAAAAAGTCTCCGATGCCTATGAGACCGTGGAAGCCCAGGCGAAAAAGGAAAAGCTGCTCTTTGACGGGATCAACTCCATCATGGACTATGACATCGGCGTGGCAAGAAAGGCGGTGGGCGGGGATGCCGGAGAGTAAGCGGGACGGGGTACAGCCCGACTTGACATCACTGAACATCATGGGGATGCCCAGGGCCAGCGGAGAGGCCCTGTTATCCCCGGAGGAAGTGTGGAAGCTCTACTGCAAAGGCGTGGAGTTCAACAGCGCCATCAACCTGGACGAGACCGTCCGGGTCAATGAAAACTTCTTCATCGGAAAGCAATGGGAGGGGGTCGTCTCCAACGGCCTGCCCACCCCTGTATTCAACATCATAAAGCGGGTAGTCTGCTTCGTTGTGGCAACCATTTCCTCAGACAACATCAAGATCAACGCCTCTCCCCTAGCGGCCACCCCAGACACCCAGGCGCTGGTGGAACCGGCCAGGATCATCAATGAAGAGCTGGACGCCCTCACCGAGCGCAACAACGTGGCGGCCCTGATGCGGGAGTACGCCCGGAACGCGGCGGTGGACGGGGACGGCTGCACTTACACCTATTGGGACCCGGACTTTGACACAGGCCAGGACGCAAAAGGCTGTATCCGGACCGAGATCATCGAGAACACCCGCGTCCACTTCGGGAACCAGAACAGCCGGGACGTGCAGAGCCAGCCCTATATCATCCTGGCGAGGCGGGAAATCGTGGGGTCGGTGCGCCGGGAGGCCAAGGAGAACGGATTCCGGGACTGGCAGGCCATCCAGGCCGGGACCGACGACACAAACCCGGACAGCGCCAAACTGACCGGGGACAAGGTGACCACCCTCCTGCTGCTCTGGCGGGACAGCAAGACCAAGGAAATCTGGGCCTATAAATGCACCAACGGCTGCGGCGTCCGGGAACCCTGGAGCCTTGGCATCCAGCGCTACCCTATTACCTGGCTGAATTGGGACTATGTCCAGGACTGCTATCACGGCCAGGCTATGATTACCGGCTTGATTCCCAACCAGATTTTTATCAACAAGTCCTGGGCCATGTCCATGCTCTCCCTCATGACCACCGCCTACCCAAAGGTGCTCTACGATAAGACGCGGGTGGGCAAGTGGGACAACCGGATCGGCGCGGCCATCGGCATCAACGGTGGGGATGTGAACAATGTGGCAAAAATCATGGACCCGGCCACCATCTCCCCACAAATCTCCCAGTTTATCCAACTGGCCGTGGAGGAGACAGAGCAGAGCCTTGGCGCAACCTCTGTGGCCCTGGGTGATACACGACCGGACAACACCTCCGCCATCATCGCCTTGCAGCGGGCGGCGGCCACTCCCAGCGAGATCACCAAGCAAAACCTGTACCAGTCCATTGAGGACTTGTACCGCATCTACATCGAGTTCATGGGCGAGTATTACGGCAAGCGCTTTGTGGACATGGAGCCGCCCCAGGAGGTGCGGGACGCCATGCAGTTTGTGGGGCAGCAGCCCCCGGCGGAAGTCCCCATGGAATATGACTTTCGGGACCTGAAACAAATGCCCATGGCTATGAAGCTGGACGTGGGCGCGTCCTCCTACTACTCCGAAATTGCCTCCATCCAGACCCTTGACAATCTGTTGCAGCTCAACCGAATCACCACAGTACAGTATTTGGAGCGCATCCCGGACGGCTATATCCCATCCCGCCGGGAGCTGATTGCCGAGCTGAAACAGCAGGAACAGGCGAAGATGCAGGCCCAGGGGGCCATGCAGCAGCAGGCGGGGCAGCAGCTCCCACAAGGAGAACCGGTGGCCGCGGATGAGCAGAAACCGGAGATACCCCAGGGGGGTGGATACTCCGCCCTACAGCGAAAAGTGAATGAGACCGGCGAGACCAGGGATATGGTCTGACCGGATTTCAGATAGAGCAGGGCGACCACACCCGGCCAAACCAACAGCTCGGGCGACCATACCCGAAGGAGGAACCACAATGAACGAAGCCACCAATATGGAAGCCATGGAGACCTCTATGGAGGCCACCGGCACAGACGAAACCACAACACCGGAAACAGACCCAGACGATTGGGACAGCATAGATTTTTCCGACCTAACCGACGACGCAGCGCCGCCCCCCACAGCGGCCCAGGAACCCACCCAGGAGAAGCCCCAGCCGGAAGCAGACCAGCACGGCGGGGAGGAGACCGAGCCCCAGGAGGGCGCGGAGAAGCCGGAGAGCGGGAAGGAAGAGGAAGCGTCGGAGCTTTTTGAGCTCAAGCACCTGGGAGAAGTCCATCAGGTCAACCGGGACCAGATGGTGGTCCTCGCCCAGAAGGGCATGGACTATGACCACATCCGAGGAGAGCGGGACATGGCCCGGGGGAAAGCTTTTGAACTGGAAAACTTCCTCCGGGAGCTGGCGGAGCCCCAGGGAATCAGCATCCAGGACTTGATGGACCAGACCAGGGCCAGCGTTCTGGCGGAACGGGAAGGGCTTGACCCGTCTGTCGCTTTGCAGCGGGTAAAATTGGAGCGCGACCAGCGCAGCTTTGAAACCCAGCAGCAGATGGCGACGCAGTCCCAACAGGCCAGGGCCCAGGAGGACGCCAGAATCCAGCAGAGCTTTTTGCGATTCATTGACGCATTCCCGGAGGTCGACCCAAAGGACATCCCCAAAGAGGTTTGGGACGAGTTCGGCACGGGCCGCGACCTGACAGACATCTATGCACGTTTTGAAAACAAACAGCTCAGGACCCAGCTGCAAACCGCCTTGGAGAAGCAGCAGGTCTTGGAGCAGAACAATACAAACAAAGAACGCTCCACCGGCTCCCAGCAGAGCGCGGGCATGAGCGCCTCCCAGAAACGGGACCCCATCGACGAGGACTGGTATTCCGGGGACTGACAGCCCCAACGCGGGGCGGAAAGGATATAAACTATGGCAATCAACCTCGCGGAAAAATATGAACAGAAAGTAGCGGAGCGGTTTTCCACCCGGTCTAAGACCGACGGCTACATCGGCAAGGACTATGACTTCACCGGCGTTAAGAGCATCACCGTCTACAGCGTGGACACCGTGGCCATGGCCGACTACACCCGCAGCGGCACCACCCGCTTCGGCACCCTCACCGAGCTGGGGGACACCAAGCAGGAGCTGACCCTCACCAAGGACCGGGCCTTTACCTTCTCCATCGACGCCGGGAACGCCTCCGAGCAGTTTAACATCAAGCAGGCCAACGCCTGCCTCAAGCGGCAGATCGACGAGGTGGTCACGCCGGAGATCGACAAGTACCGCCTCAACGCCTGGGTCACGGGAAACACCGGCACCACCTCCACGGCAGTCACCGTCCCCTCCGCCAACGACGGCGCCCTTACCAAGGCAAACATCGTGGAAAAGATTTTCACCGCCAACGCCAACATGACGGACAAGAACGTCCCCGTAGAGGGCCGGGTGCTGTTCCTCAGTGAGCTGGATTTTCTCAAGTTCAAGCTCTCCGACCAGGTCACGGGCACCAACGGCATCGCGGCGGAAAACCTGCGCCGGGGGTATCGCGGCACCATCGACGGCATTGCGGTGGTGACGGTGCCCAGCTCTTATATGCCCGCCAACGTGAACTTCATCCTGAAGCACAAGAGCGCCACCGTGGACCCCATGAAGCTGAAAAACTACCGCATCCACAAGAATCCCATGGGCGTGGACGGCGATGTGGTGGAGGGAAGAATCATCTATGATTCCTTCGTCCTGGCCACCAAGAAGGATGCAATCTTTGTATCCAAGTCCACCACGGGGACCTAAGACGACATAGGCGGGGGGAACATCCCCCCGCCTTTCTCAAAGGAGGGAAAGCATGGCAGAACCCAGCACGACAGCCCAGCGGGTCTTTGACATCGCCATGGGCCTCATGGATGAGGTCAACGAGAGCTCCGGCGCCACGGACACGTCGGACACCAAGGAATATAAGGTCCGGACGCTCCTGATCTTAAATGCGCTGCGGGGGGAGCTGTACCCCTATAGCGACACCTACCAGGTGGAAACAGAAGGAAAGCGGCCCATCCTGGGGACCATCGAGACCTTCCAGGATGTGATCGGGATGGACGACTACATCTGCCAGACGGTGCTGCCCTACGGCCTGGCGGCCCAACTGTTTTTGGACGAGAACCAGGCGGCGGCCAGCTTCTTCCAGCAGCGGTATGAAGAGCTGCGCAACAATCTGTCCAGGGGCCTGCCCCAGGGGAGCGAGGCCATTGTGGACTGCTACGGGGTCGGGCAGCCCTACAACGAATTTTCCAGGTGGTGAGGATATATGGCGACCATCAGCGGGAACACCGAGGAAAAGATTTTTCAAATCAAGAGCTGGGGCGGGCTGAACGAGAACCCGGACGGCGACACCAAACTGAAGCTTGGGGAGGCGGCGGTGATGCGGAATTTCCGCGTGACCAGAGACGGGAACCTACAGCGCCGCCCCGGCAGCGCCTTAATCAAGGGCCTTATGCGCGCTTACACCATGGATACGGATGCCACCGGTCAGGTGATCCGGCGGGATGATGGAGCCAGCGGTCAGCTCATCATGTTCCCGACAGCCAGCGCAACCAACGACGGATTCATCCAGGTTTCCGGGGAAAGCGTGGTGGTATCTTATGGGAATTCCGGGGAATACGCAGGCTATTATTGGAAGTACAACGAGGATTACACCTACCAGCTTGTCCAGTGTACCAAGGATGAGGAAAATGACTGCTATCTTTGGACCATGAAGCGTGTCAAGGCAAAGGCGACCACGGCGGAAAAGCCGGTCAAAGGGCTTTGGTGCGGGTTCATCAAGGGGAAGGAGCAGCTTGTGGGGGCCTGCGACGGGAAGCTGTGGAAGCTCCACAACGGGGCGGAGTTCTGCAAGGTGGAGATCGGGAGCATCGACACGGAAAACGACGTGTTCATGTTCGGCTATTCAGAAATCCTCTATCTCATGAACGGCAAGAAGTACATGCAGTGGGACGGGGAAACCCTCAAAGAGGTGGAGGGCTACCGGCCCCTGGTGTCCGTGGCCGTCGCGCCCACCGGCGGCGGGACGCTGTTGGAGGAAGTAAACAAGCTCAACGGCCTGCGCCGCTGCCAGTTCTCCCCAGACGGTACAGCGAAAACCTTTACCCTGCCGGAGAAGGACATTCAGTCCGTGGACTATGTGAAGAATTTGGCGAAGGATGAAACCGTCTCCACATCAAGCTACACCGCCAACACCACCGCCGGGACCGTCACCTTCACCACAGCCCCGGCCAAGGGGATCAGCACCCTGGAAATTGGCTGGACCGCCAAGAAAAATTCCAGGGATAAGGTCGAGGCTATGCGCTTTTCCGAGACCTTCAACGGGGCCACGGACAACCGGGTTTTCATCTACGGCGACCGCAGCAACCAGGCGTTTTATTCCGGCCTGGACTATGACGGGAACCCCAGGGCGGACTACTTCCCCGACATGAATGTGCTGAAGGTGGGGGACGCCAACACGCCCATTACCGCCTTGATCCGGCACTATTCCCGGCTGCTGGTGTACAAGACCAGCAGCGTCTATTCCGTGCAGTATGGCGTGACCTCCCTGGCCGACGGCAGCACCAAGGCGATGTTCTATACCATCCCCGTCAACCGCGCCATTGGCAACGCCGCCATGGGGCAAGTCCGGCTGGTTCTGAACTCCCCCTTCTCCCTGTTCGGCCACGACCTGTACGAATGGCGAAACAACGGAAGCTATGCCAGCAACCTTTCTGTGGATGAGCGGCAGGCAAATCGCATGTCTGACCGCATCACCGCCACCCTGGACAGTTTTACCCCGGAACAGTGCTACTGCTGGGACGACAACGACGGGCAGGAATATTACATCTGCTTTGGGGAAAAAGCGCTGGTCTATAACTACGCTGTGGACGCCTGGTACCTCTACGACAGCTTCCCCGTGTCCTGCATGGTGAATTTCCAGGGCGCCCTATTTTATGGCACAAAGGACGGGAAATTGGCTGAGCTTTCTTACCGGCACAGAACAGATTTTGGCCATCCCATCAAAAGCTATTGGGAATCCGGCTCCATTGATATGGGCAAGGATTTTATGCGAAAATACAGCGCCATGCTGTGGGTGGGCATCAAGCCAGAGGAACACGGAGAGGTCTGGGTGACGGTGCAGACGGACAAGAAATCCACCTATGCGCAAAAGGTGGTTTCCTCCTCCCTGTCCACCTTCACCCACGCGGATTTCAGCCGATGGAGCTTTAACACGAACCGGAAGCCACACATGGCGCGGCTGAAGATCAAGGCAAAGAAATTTGTCTTTTACAAGCTGCTCTTTGAGACGCAGGCGACGGATTCCACCGTGACCGTCCTGTCGGCGGACCTGCGGGTACGATATACGGGCTATACAAGATAAGGAGGGCGCACATGGCACTGACAAAATTCACCGAGGACATGAACATCATACAAAAGCTGGACGACGAGCCCAACGACGTGGGCGGGCTTTCCTCCACCCAGCTCAAGGAGGCCTTTGACAAAGGCGGGAACGCCGTCAAGACTTTTCTCAACAACACCCTGCTCCCCCAGTTGGAGAGCCTTGGCGTAGAGGATGTTTTGCGCACGCTGGACCCCAACGCCAAGTATTTCCGGCTCAACGCGGACAACGTGATTGAGACCAGCGCCGACGGGGTGACGTGGCACGCAACCGCTTCCTCCGGGCACATCATCTTTGACAAGAACGGGAACCAGCTCCCCCAGCGGACCCGGATGAAGTTCACCAACAGCGAGGTCAGCGACGACGGGTCGTATACCATCGTCGACGGCATCAAGGGGGACAAGGGAGACCAGGGTGTCCAGGGCCCCCAAGGGGTCCAAGGAATCCAAGGGCCCGTGGGGAAAACAGGGCCTTGTATCGTCCCCAATGTGGACGCCAACGGTGTCATGTACTTTACCGTCCACGACAGCCCCATCCTGCCCAACAGCGTCAGCGTCCGTGGCCCCCAGGGCCCCCAAGGTATCCAGGGGGAACAGGGAAAGTAGGGGGCCACGGGGCCCCAGGGCATCCAAGGGCCACAGGGCTTGCAGGGTCCCACCGGGAAGCAGGGGGAAACGGGGCCGGAAGGACCGGCTGGTCCTCGCGGGCCCGCGGGTCCCCAGGGCATCCAGGGCGTGCAGGGGCGGCAGGGTGAGCCGGGTGTGGAAGGGCCTGCCGGGCCGCAAGGCCCCACTGGCCCCCAAGGCCCCCGTGGCCCCAAAGGGATTGACGGGAACAGTTTTGTGATTCAAGACGTCTACCCCACCCTGGGCGAATTGAAGCTTGCGTTCCCTGGCGGCAATGAATACGCCTACCAGGTGACGGCGGAGAACAACGAGATTTTCATCTGGTCGGAGCGAGAAAACGACTGGACTTCTCTGGGAGAACTGCAAGGCCCTGTGGGCCCCGCCGGTCCCCAGGGTATCCAGGGTCCTGCTGGGCCCAGAGGGCCGGAGGGTGTACAGGGTATCCAGGGGCCTGTTGGGCCGGAGGGACCCCAGGGAGAAGCCGGCCCCCAGGGGGAGGCAGGACCAGAAGGGCCCGCTGGAATCCAGGGGCCCAAAGGGGAACAGGGAAACATCGGCCCGGCAGGGCCCGAGGGGCCCATTGGCCCGGCGGGGAAGGATGGCAAGAGCGCCTATCAATCCGCCGTAGAGGCCGGGTATAGCGGGACGGAAACGGCGTTCAATAATGCGCTGGTGGATGTGCCAAACGCGGTGTTGGATTCTGACAAAGGGGTCCCCAATGGAGTGGCGACGTTGGATGAAAATGCCAAAGTTACCAAAACCCAGCTTCCCGCCATAGAGGCGAAGCGAGTGGCACGGTTTACCGTAGGCACATCCGCCGCAGGATGGACGGTTGACCAAGTTGACTACCTTTGCGATGGAACCGCAGACCAGGTGGAAATAAATGCAGCGATTACGGCCCTTCCTTCTACAGGCGGCGAGGTGGTTATTCTTGACGGGACCTACAATCTGACGGGTTCTATCAATGTAAACAAAAACAAAGTTACGCTTACAGGTAATGGGCAGAGCACTATACTAAAAAGGAGGTGGGATAAAGAAACGCAAAATGGTGTTATTGGAGTCTCAGAGCCTTATTGTTGTGTTCAAAATTTGCATATAGATGGGGATCGCTCATCATATACAAGTTCTTCAAATCATTGTATTTATATAAATCAGGCCGCTTATACACATGTAATAGGTAATTTACTCAACAATTCTTCTGGTCGCGGCATTTATATCAATGGCGGCTATAACCAAAATAATTCTTACAAAAATGAAATAATCCAAAACGTAATCGAACGTTGTAACTATCAAGGTATTGGTATATATTATAGCGCAGGTAACACTATAACAAATAACAAAGTTATTAAATGTTTAAACGGGATTGCTATGTCTGCTGTAGAAGATTCTGTAGTAAGTAGTAATATATTTGAAAGTAATTCCGGTAGCGGTATTGAGTTAAATTCTTGCATGTTTATTTTGATAGTAGGGAATGTATCAAACGACAATTTGATCGGTATACAATTTTATAATAGGTGCTCCAGCAATATAGTGATAGGGAATGCGTGTATTAGAGGGACTGGCACTCCTTCAGATTACTCTTCATCAAATTACACCATTTATCTCCACCAAACTGACAGTAATAGCGCTTATCAGAATAAAAACAATTTAATATCCTGCAACAATATTATGGGGAAGAACTATGTTGATGATGGAACTTCTGGTTCTAACAACACTTTCGTCAACAACAAATACAACTAGGGAGGAATACCAATGTTCCGAATGTACGGAAGAATCGTGCAGATTTTGCGTTATCAGTCCACCAGCACCGAGCTTCACCCCAACGAAAACGGGGAGTTCGTGGAGGAAAACGTCACCCACTACGCCCCCACGCAGGAAGAAGCCGCCGCTTTTGGCGAGAACGTCCACCCCCTCCCCCTGGAAGCCGACGAATGGATGGACGGTCTAGAGGTGGCCGACGTGCCGGACACCATGGGGGAGGCGGTTAAAATCCGGGATATGGGACAAGTTGCCTATCTTGCCCTCCTGAAACGCCAGGAGCAGCAGGCCCCGGAATCCCTCCACGCCGCCAGCGCGGACCTTATGGACCTTATCGTGGACCAGGAACTGCGGCTGACCATGCTGGAGCTGGGCGTGGCAGAATAATACATTTGCGGATAACTTGCGGAAAACTTAAGAACAACTTGGGACCAACTTAGAATCAACTTGATTCAACTCGAATCAACTTAAAATCAACTGATATCAACCGAAAGGAGGTGAGAACCATGCTGTACCGCACGTTAAAGCGGCTCATTGAGCTGGGCAGAACGGACGGGATGAAGGAAAAGCTGGATATCTTCCTGGCAACCGGCAGCCTGACCGTGGAGCAGCACAATGAGCTGTCGGGGATGCTCCCCAATTAACGACGCAAAGCAGGAAAGGCGGTGGTGGACATGCCGCTTGACAACGGCGGTATGGGCTGAGACGGCCCAACGTACCTATTCAAATACACAACAGAAAGGATGTGTCCTCATGGAATTTGAAAGAAAGCACTCCTCCGGCGTGGCAAAGGCCGGTCTGACCACTGGTATTATCGGGACTTCCCTGGGCACTCTTGCCGCCCTCGGCGGCGGCGCAAGCCTGCTTGGCGGCTGGGGCGCTCGGAACAACGCCGCCCAGGGCGCGGTGGACGCCGCGGTGATTGCCAGCCTCATGAATGGCGGCTGCGGCTGCAACACCAATTGCGGCTGCAACGAAAACCAGCTCGTCACTCGCTACGATGCCCAGAAGGACGCGGAAATCGCCTCCTTGAAATCGGATAAAGCCCTGCTGGAAGCCAACACCTACCAGGACCAGAAGTCCTTGGAGATGTACAAGTACGTCGACGGGCGTATGCGCGACATCGAGGCCCAGCTTGCCAAGCAGGCAGTGATCAATCAGGCTACATCCGACGGCATCCAGAGGGTTCAGGATAATCTGGACTGCTGCTGCGACAAGATGGACCTCAAGCTGGCCCAGGAGGCCGAACGCCGCTGCTGTGGCGACAACACCATCGTCAACTACGTCAACAGCACCTTCTACCCCCAGCAGGTCGCTGACGTTACTGTCGGGACGACCAGCACTCGTGAGCGGACCTACAACCCCCTGCCCAAGTGCTGCGGCTGCGAGAACGTGATTTAACACTGCGCGGGAGGGCGGGCCGCACATTCGCCCGCCCTCCCGCCTCCCAAAAAGGAGGGGTACAACATGGTAAGTATGGAACAGGTGACAAAAGGCGTCGCCGCCTATCTTGACAAGGAATTTCTCCCCAAACTTTCGGAAAAGAGCTGGGAACGGGTGGTCGCCGGGACGGCCATTGCCCTGATCCTGCGGCGGGCCAGCCAAAAGGCGGAAGAGCTCCGGGAGAACCAGGTGGTGAAGCTGACGGGCATCTTCGACCAGGAGGGCAACGTGGACGTGGCCTGCCTGCGGGACGAAGTAAAGCGTCAGCTCCCGCCGGACGGCCTGCAAATCGAGCTGCCCAGAATGGGCACCGTCAAGCTGTCGGAATCGGACATTGACCAAATTTACCGGTATATCGCCGAGTAAGGAGGGCGCAAGATGGAATACAAAGAAGTCGTTGACAAAATCAAGGAAAACTTCCCCGACGAAATCCATGACTGCAACTGCTACCTGGATATGGCCCAGGCCGCCAAGGCAGACAACCGCACGGACGTGGCCCACGGCCTCTACCTGATCGCCCAGGACGAATACACCCACGCAAAATTCCTGCGGGAGTGCATGATCGACATGGGAATCTCCATCCCCAAGGAGGAGGACCACAAGTACATGGACCTGGAGGAACGCTTGCAGCGTGTCTTTCTCTAAGGAGAAAAAGCCATTCCCTTGGGGGAAAGTGAAAGAGCTGCTTTTGTTTTTCAAGGCGTTCCTCTGATATCCGAAAGGAGTTACTTATGAAATCTGGAATCTTAACGGGGATTGGCGCGGTGGGCAGCTTTATCGCCTCCCTCTTTGGGGGCTGGGACACGGCCCTGGTGACGCTGATTATCTTCATGGGGGTGGACTACCTGACCGGGCTCATCGTGGCCGGGGTGTTCCACAACAGCGAGAAAACAGCCAGCGGGACCTTGGAGAGCCGGGCCGGGTGGAAGGGCTTGTGTCGCAAGGGGGTATCCCTGCTGGTGGTGCTGGTGGCCTGCCGCCTGGACCTGGTGATGGGGTCTGACTTTATCCGGGACGCGGTGGTGATCGCGTTTATCGCCAACGAGACGATCAGCATCGTGGAAAACGCGGGGCTGATGGGGGTGCCTATCCCGGCGGCCATCACTAAGGCAATCGACGTTTTGAACGCCAAAGCGAACAACGAAGAGAAGGAACACGAATAACGTGTTTCAAAATGGCATGAAATGAAACAGGAAAGGAGAATTATCGTGAATTATCGAAAGAAACCCGTTGTCATTGAGGCATATCAGACAGATATTGAGGTCGATATTGAGACCTTGGAGGGAACTATGCACGCCAGTGTTGGTGACTATATCATCACCGGAGTAAACGGAGAGAAGTACCCGTGCAAGCCGGATATTTTTGAGAAGACTTATGAGCCTGTGACCGAAAAGGAGCAGGCCAATGAGTGACAGCAAACTGGTGAGTTATACCAAACTCTCACCACATTGCACTGTCCCAAGACAGGGAAAGATCATGGGAATCAGTATCCACACCATGGCTGGACCCGGCAGTGTGGAGGGGTGCGGGCAGGTGTTCCAGGACACCCGGACAAGCTCCCACTATGGTATTGGCCCAGACGGAAGAATCGGACAGTATGTTCGAGAGAAAGCCCGTGCCTGGTGCTGCTCTCACGTCGTAGACCATTGGGTGGTAACCATTGAGGTCAGCAGCATCCAGGCATACAAGGAACCCTACGAATGCACGCCTGCGGCCTACAGAGCCCTGCTGGACTTGTGCGAGGATATTTGCCGGAGAAACGGCATCAAGAAACTTTTGTGGGTGGAGGGGAAAAAGAATTGCCCAGCCTACACGGGGCGCTGGGACGTGTGTAACATGGTCCCCCACCGATACACAACAGACAAGGGGAAGTCATGCCCTGGGAGCTACCTCTTTGGGAAGTACCCGGAGATTGCCAAAGAAGTCAGCCGGAGGCTGGCCGGTGGAAAGGATGAACTGAACATGACCATTGAGGAATTTGTGGACAAGCTCACGCCGGAGCAGGCGTACACCTTGCAGCAGAAAGCGGAAGCCTATTTGAAAGGCCTGCCGGAACCTGTTTGGAGCCGGACGGAAGGGCACTGGCAGAGAGCTACGCAGGACGGGATCGTGGACGGGACGGCCCCAGAGCGGCCTATGCGGCGGGATGAAATGATCGCGGTGCTGGGGAGGAAGGGGTTGATCTGAACCGGCGTAACGCTTCGATTTACTACAGAAATTTTACAGGCTTTTACTCGCTGCACTATGTAATTCTGTGATGTTCTGTGTAATTTGCGTTTCAGTGATTGGATAAGGAAAAAGCCTTGTATATCAACGGTTTTCGTTGATATACAAGGCTTTTTGTTTGGTGACCCAGCGGAGATTCGAACTCCGGACACCCTGCTTAAAAGGCACAAGGAATTTGTTGTGTATCAATATGTTTTTGATTTTTTACAGAATTTCTACAGCGTTTTCATTTTTCTCTTCTCCAAATACATAGAGATTCAACTTGTTTGCCGTCGATTCCCTTCTGCTCTGCCGGACGTGTGTATAGATGTCCCTGGTCACTTGAATGGAAGCGTGGCCAAGAATATCCTGTGCGTCTTTTTCATCAATCCCGGCGTCAAACAGGATCGTCGCAAAGGCGTGGCGCAGTTGGTGTGGTGTGATATCCTGCTTCCACTCTCCCCTATCATCCTTCGACGCAAGACCCGCCGCCTTGCACCAGGAAAGCCAGCGCTTCCTTACCATCGACTTTGTGAGCGGGTTTTCCCCTCCGAACACATACCCGCGCTTCCCTCTCGGCAAATGCTGGTCAAGAATGTCCAAAAGAACCACATCTCTTCTACCAGCTTCTGTTTTCGGGAGCTTTATTTGTGGAGCGTTTCCCACAAAGTAAACGGATTTGTTGATGTGGATTACCTTGGATTTTCTGTCGATATCTTCCCATCTGAGGGCAAGCAATTCCCCACGCCGAAGTCCGGTGTAGAGTAACATGAAGGGGAACAAGCCGAACTCCTGAGAAACGCCATCCTTTACCTTTTGGAGCTGCTCGTCTGTCGGTATCTCCCGCTTGGTTTTTGGCAGCCCGCCTGGTAGCTTTACCGCAACACATGGGTTGACCGCCGCAAGCCGGTTCACGATAGCATAGTTGAAAATCATATTCAACATATCCAGGTGCAGTTGCACCGTCCTTCTGGCATACCCTCTCCCGGCCTGGAGGCGTATGTAAGCGTCTATTTCATCTGCCCCTATACTTTCCATGGGTCTGCTCTTAAAATGCTCCTTGGCACGCCGCAGGGCTGCGTTGTACGCCTCAGAGGCATTGTATGATACCTGCCCCTCATGCCACACGGCCCACGCATCCGCGACACGCTCAAAGTGTTCTCCATCCGCCTGTTCCTGCTGCCACACGGCCATCTTTTTCTTGACTTCCTTCTGCGTTTTCCCATAGAAATACTTTGGTTTTTTCATCCCAGGCAGCTTGATCTGTTCTTGCCACAGGCCATCTTTTCGTTTTACCATTTGAAAAACCTCCCACTATATTGTATAATGGGGGTGGCCGAGACACCGCCAAGTGAAAAGGCCACCCCATATTCCCCTCCCGCGCCAACGGGAGGGGGGCTTAACGTCCCTGGTGCTCCAACACCGGGGGCGTTTTTTACATTTTTTACAAAATTCCAATTGAATAGCATAAATCAAAAGTCTTTTCTGGTATAGTCCCAGAATTGGAACCAAATCGTTGTGTTCATCCTTGGAACAGAACGTATGTTCTAGTATAATAGAGAAAAAGGAGGAAGGGCCATGAACAATGATCGAAAAGAAATCATCGAATCTATCGTGCAGCATCTGAATCTCCTAAGCGAACGTGACCTGAAATTTATTCTGCGATTGGCGAAAAGAATGTCGGAGAAATAATCTCCTGTTAAGAGGCTGGGCCGAAAGGCTCAGCCTTTCGTCATTTCCTCGGCCATTTTTGCCAAGACAGCCCAATCTTCTGCGCTCAACCTGGACAGCATAACCACAAAGCGGCGCTTGAAGGAATCATCTTCTTCTCCCATGATATCGGCCACAAAGTCGGCTATCTCATCGTCCCGGTTTTTTTCAATAAACATCTCGCCCTCTCCAGTGCGGAGCCAGTCTTGATTTACATTGAATTCGCGGCAGATTAGTGTAACAACTTGATTGGAAGGAATTCTCCTCCCAGTTTCATATCCAGTTATTGTGTTCTGTACAGACCCTATTCGTTCAGCAAATTCCTGTTGAGTAAGGCCAAGCGCTTTGCGCAATTCTTTTAACCGTTCGTTCATTGTTCTATCTCCTTTCATGCTTTACTGTACCACGAGAAAATCGCGTTGTCAACAAAAAATGATAAAAAGTGCGATAAAACTATTGACTTGAATCGCATAGAAGTGTATTATAATCGCACAGGCAACACCCATGAAACACCAATTAAGAAAGGAGGGACCCCATGTCTGGAGTAGATAAAAAGATTATCGAGACGTTCCGAAAAACCATTCCGAACCTTAGCAAGCAAGAAAAAATTCAGTTGCTTTGCTTCGGGGAAGGTCTGGCGTTTAAGGCTTCGCAGCCCACGCAGGCAAAGGAACGGCTTGATACGGAGCAGGACAGCGCATAAAACCCCGCCCCATGGCGGGGCGGGGAATAGCTCCATCACTGCGGCGGGCGGCACACGTTGCAAGCCGTGTAATGCAATTTTGCGTCAGACAGTGATTTTGGTATCTTACTGTTCCAGAGATAGCGACATCCGTCCTTGTGATACTTCTCGCCAGTTCTCGTCACGTAGACAGTAACGCTCTGTGTCTGTTCCTGCGGCGCCGTTTCTGCAGCCGGTTCCGGCTCGGATGGCTCCTGCAACTGCGGCGGCAGGTCAGGGATTTCGTCAAGTTCCTCCCCGTGGTCCGCACCATATCGCGGCTCCACCCCAGCCAGGGCGTCACCGTATCCGTCAAAGTAGCTGACCGTGTAAAACTCCCAGTAGTCATCCTCAGTGAAGTAGCCGTATTCCACCAGCTCGGAGAGCTCTATATCCTCTTCGCTTTTCTCATAATATGGAGGCTCCTCGCCAGTGAGCGCGTGATAGTACCCCTCATTATACCCTTCTACACATCCGTCACTGATGTCGTCCTCGTTGAGAATCGCGTCGGTTTCTTCTGGACCGTCCAGGCCGTCTACCGGTTGTTCTTCATGATACTCAGCGTAAGGCTGTGTGAATGGGATGGGTCCGGAAGTATCCATTTCATTGGGCTCACTTCCACACCCTGGCAGAAGCATAAGGGATGCGAGAAGGAAAAGAAATAACTTTGGTTTCATAGTATACACCTCTAGTGCGATAATACCATAAAATTCCATAATGTTCAACAGAAAGGAGATTTTCTCATGCCAAGAGAACCCACCGCCTACCGGGACAACCTGGAGGATATCCTCGCCTTTACTGGAGGAAAACGCCTTTTGACCCAAAAAGAGGTTTCTTCTTACTTGGGGAAAGACCCTCGGTATATCAAAAAGGTATTTGGCGTGGAGAAGGACGGCATCAGCGCCCCGACCCTGGCAAGGATGCTCTCCAAATGAGGCCGCTCCTTTACGGGCGGCAGCGCCGCGCAAACGACAGCACACCACTCCCGCCGGAAAAGCACATCCAAGCGGCTGAGCTTTATGAAAAAGGAGAATCGGACGCGAAGATCGCTTATTTTTGCGGATGCTCCAAAAAGGCCGTTTTGGATTGGCGTAGGGCGACCGGGAGAAAGAGCAATTTTGAAAGGAGGGAGGCCAATGAATGAATACCGAAAAGGCCAAATCTGCTACATCAGGCGCTACAATGTTCCGTCAAGCGCAAACGGACGCATGGCAGTGATCGTGAGCGCTAACCACTTCAACAATGGGGAAAACGTGGTCGTTTGCTATTTTTCGAAGTCGGCTTTCGAGTTCCCTTGCATCAGAACTGGCGGCAGTGCTGGGTCCTACATCGTTCCGCATCCGGTGACTGTATCCAAAGACAGAGTATCCACTTCTAAAAGGGCTGTCTCGGAGGCAGAGCAGGAAGCAATCGACAGAGAGTTAAGGCGTGTGATGGGATTTTGAAGGAGGTGAGAACATGGCGAGTATTGCTGAGTACAAACAAGCTCTGGACAACAAGGGGGAAAGGCTGAAAGAGCTGATCTTGGATCGCGCAGCCCACGACAATGATATCGACATTTGGGCCCTTGTGAAATTGGCGGAGTATGCCAAGATTTGCTGAAAGCAATCGCCCCGCAGCGCTGCAACGCCACGGGGAGGAAGGAGAAACAACATGACCAAAGAGGACAGAAAATCCATTCTGCAAATGGCCCAGGGGGCCATCATGGAGAGAGTGGACTACGAAATGTCTAGGGTCCTGGATAACATCTTGGACCCGAATACCAAAGCAGCAGCGAAACGGAAGCTGACGGTGACACTGACCTTTACGCCTGATGATGAACGGAAGCATGTCACTGTTGATACTGTAGTTAAGCCCGCGCTGGCCGCTACCAATCCTGTTGTAACGTCCCTTTATGTCGCGGACGAGCAGAATGTGGTAGAGATGGTAG